CCTTTTATACGTAGGCAGATACATAAACTCCGCTATAAAACTTTTTTGAATTAGGGTCAAAATACTTATCTTCTTTAAATGAGACAATCTTTCCTACCGCTGATGGTTGGTGCATTTCTCTTAGATTCCCACGGAAATTTTTAAATGCCAAAAGACTTGCCTCAGTTGTAACAATATCATCTTGCTTATCAATATTGTCAAGAGTTGCAAAGCCAGAAACCATTCGGCGTTCTATATCTACCTTGCCAATAGGCATTGACAGACGGACGCTATCCTTGTCTGTTGTCCAGTGTGCTTTATTGATTAACATATCGTTATCCATTATACCAAATGTTTTAATAGATTTCTCAACTATTGAGACGATCTACCCTCTCCTTGTGGATTGCGTCCAGCGATAGTGCTTGGAGAGTCTGAATTGTTGTTTGTTCTTTCAGTATCTCTTTGTCTATTCCCTGCAAGATTTGCTCTAGCATCAGTTGCTTCTCTTGGGCTCATGATGAATGGAACGTCTCCATCTGCTCTTTGTGGAAGGTCTAGCGCTTCACGAGCCTCGTTAGGCATCATGATTTGAGTCTTTACAAGTCTTTCAAGAATTTGAGACTGAGCAATCTCATCTGTAAGAGTTAGTTCATTAAACTTAAGTTCAAGAATGTCTGTCTTTTCTTTAATGATCTTACTAATAACCTTTTCAAGATGATGCTGTGCTGGTCTTGCAACCTGCTCTTTAAATGTACGATCTTGAGAAAGTGCTGCTGCTAAACCAGAATCTGATCCACCAAGTTTTGAAATAGGAACTTGATGGGCAATCAAAATATCATCACGATTTTGCTTGCGATATTCTTTAAATGATCCATCCTGAATACCGTTTTCAATGGGCTCCATCTTAAACTCAACTTTGTTCTGGTCTGTATCTCCTGGAAGTGGAATATAAAGAGTTCTATGAGATTGAGACTTAAGTCCTGTCTGTAAAAATCTAAACATCTTATCTTCTGCATCTCCAGAAAGTTTTGCACCCTTAAGAGTAATAATGTATCTTGGAACAGCCTTGTTCTCAAAGTAGTCAATATTGTATCTTGCTGCTAGTTGGTCTCCAATTAATGAAGGCATAGCAGAAACGATATCTGGAATTCCATAATATGTATTAAGAGGAGAGTATGATTTTATGTGAATAATTTCATTTGGTCTAGAATCTGCTGTTACTGGGTTTTGATTGTTAGCCCCAAAATTTCTAAAATAAACAACTGCTTGGCCAATGATCTGAAGAAATCCATCATTAAGTCTACGAACACGAACCGTTGTTGCTGGGATATGACCAATGTATCCAATCTCACCCTTTACTGTTCTGCCTACCTCAATAAAACCGTTTCCTGTTGCTTCAACATCTGTGTAAACTTTTTCCATAACCTTCGTAAAACTGTCATCATCATTAAGATTTTCTAGCCAATCACGGAGTTCAATCTTGGCTCTTTCAATTCTTTTTCTTGCCCTATTGGTCGCTTCTTCGTCTTCAGACATTTCCAATCTCAATGCAGTTCTATCTGCAATATCAAATCTATATCCAAGACCTACAATGTTTTCTACCTTAGCATCAATAGCAGCATGGTTGGCAAAAGATGTATCGTAAAAGTTTGCAAGTTCATACATATTGTAGGGTGGCGTGATTACGTCAAATAGACCGTATCCATTTCTGTATACTGTTCCAGGATTAAGCGCCTTTGATCCAGCATCTACTCCAGATGGAACTGCGTTTGCAGAATCTAGATATGCTGCATTTGGTGTAATAGCCTTGCTTACTTGTCTTGCTACACGACGACGAAAGTTCTGATCTAGTCCAGAATACTCTTTTAGTTCATCCCAGTTTTTATTAAATGGGTCATTTGCTTTAAATTGATTTTCTTCTTGCTCCTGAGTATTTAGGCTTGCTCTAACATACTGGAAGTTGTCATCATCAGTCACTTTCGTACGCATCCCTTCCGTGTGTTTTTAATGTTTTCTGTGCATCAGCAATTGCGCCTAGGTCATTGACGTTTGGGATTAACCCTTGTCTCATTCTATCCTTTTGCTCTGAATATTCTTCTTCTGAGACTCTAGTTAGTCCAGGAACAAAGTGTACTGTTCCTTCTCCGTCATCACCGTTAAACACTGCAGCCCTTTTAAGTTCTGCAATCTTTGATATGTCACCTTTTTGAGAAGGAATGTTTAACACAGATCCATTTCCGTCAGTAAACCATTTTCCGTTTGACTTTTTATACACATAGAGACCCCAGTCATAGTGCTTATCAATGACCTTGCGTCGTACATTTTCAACAATTGGTTTACCAGTTTTTGGGTTAATTAAAGAATCCATAACCACAAGTATACCAGATTACACTGGTGATCCTACAGATATTGACCACGTGGTGTCGTTGTATATTTTCATCTTATCTGCGTCAAATATCATGCCTGATTCATCATCAACGATAATCTTATTTGTTCCAATATAGGTTTTATATACGTCTTGAGCGTTAACTCCATATAAGGCTGAGGCAGAAATAACCAGAACGCCGTCCCAAGTATAGTTATTCAGCCAGAAAGACCAGTCTCTAGTTGTAAGGCCTTCCTGCTTAACCTTAAGCCATGGTCTATTAATCTTAGACTGTAACTGTTGAAGGTTATTTGCCTGATAATATGCAATATTATTAAATAGTGCTGGGCTGTTCAGATTTATTGATCCTATAAATAAATCAAAGTTTACTGCTTCTCCAAAGTTAACACCAAGTGCTGACCACTCTTTTATTGTTAACACTGGCTCTCTTACAAGTGTTCCATTAATATAATATGATATTCCCTGAAAGTCTGAGTTATCTGATTTATTTTTAGCATAAACCCTGCCACGTAAACCAGTTTCATCATTTGCTACAACAAAGAAAGAAATTGTGTCTGCTTTATGTCTTATTTCAAACAAAGGAATTGGTGTTGCTGTAAATGATTCTTGGTCGTATCTTATCCAAGACTGCATTGCACTTACTCTATAGTTTTCTGCAAGAGACTGATTAATTGGCATTGAAATTCCACGATCAAAGTTTGAGTCAAAATCTCCACGAACCTGAATTCCAGATGTTCTGTTCATATATAGATATGGGGTGCTTCCCTTATAAATACTAAATGGGTTCTTTGACTTGTAATCAAAATATAGACCAGAGCGCTTGTACGGGAAAAGGTCTGTTCCAAAACGAGTTCCAATGGGATTAAAAGAATTATCATTCAATGCTTGTGAAGCAAGTTCAAGTTTTCTTAGTAAAATTGGTTTTGTTAGTATTCCACGAACGTTGAAGTCAAGATGATAAACAATTGCTAAACTATTAAAGTCAATATCTTTTCTTGGATAAATTATTGTGTTATCAACAACTTCAAATTTTGTGGTTGACCAAGAAGAATATTCTGAAACATCAATTACAGCATTTTCTTTTGCAGAAACAGTTGTTGTAAAATTATCTTGTGATAGATTTGCTCCATCAGCAATATACTGAAAAGTAACATAACTTCTAACTGCTGCACTTTCTGTATTATATTCATAATACTTTAACGCTTTTTCTTTAAGGTCTTGATAATTATTCCAACCAGTAAGCAAAGAGTTATCTAGTTGTTGATATGTTCTTTGGGTTGGCAAAGAATATGAACTAGCCAATTCTTCATATGTCCAAGATCCAGTTGTTTCTGCCTCAAGTAGACTTGATGGTGACGGATAACCAATATTAAACTGTAAAAAATCTAAGTCATAAAAAGAATTTCCTACATCATTTTGAACAAACTGTGCAAAATAAGATAATGGCATGTAGTCTTCCCAATATCCTGAAACACCAATATCTAGAAATAAACTTCCATAAGCATGTGTTGGCAAAAGTGTATAACTTGCTGTATGTGACAACAATGCTAAGGCGTTTTCAGATGATTCAAATCCGCTTCCAGTGTAGGTGTCAATAATTGCAATTCCATTATCATCAAAATAATTAGATATTGAGTTTGAGTTTAACTCTGTTGAAAATCCAACACAATATATATACCCCTTAAAGGTTTTAGATCCAGAGTTGTCTCCACCAACATAAAGGCTTAGAGAGTTTTGATTACCAAAAAATGTTGCAAGGTTTCCACCAAATGTATTTACGAGTGTTTGAATATTAATTCCAGCAGCAAAAAGTTCTTCAACCTCAAATTCATCTGTACGATATATTTCTTGAGATATTCCTGAGTAATATAAAGAGTATACAATCTCTAGTCCATCTACATTAATAGAGAAGTAGTTTCCTGTGCTTTGATTATATATCTTAAATAATACTTCTTCTGATTCGTCTGTTCCACTACCCTGGTTGTTTACTTGAAAAACTCCATATAGGGAAGCAACTTGTGAATTTAAAATATTAAAATTTGCAAAGTTAATATATGCTCCATCATTATTCCAAGTTGAGTCTGGATTTAAAGATATAAAGTGAGCGTCTGTTCCTAAATATCCACTAGTGATATTTTGGTATAAGTTATCTGAATCATCATAAAGGTCTTGCAATGTTTTTGTTCCAGTAAATATTGTTGGCAATGAATACTGAGGAGTTGTTAGGGCTGTTGCAGTCGTTGAAAGATTGTCAAATGTTCCCTGTTGCCACTGTGCAAAATCTGGGTAGTTATAGTTTGCTGTGTAGTCTGCAAAAGAGTAATCTATAAATGCAGAAGTTCCACTATATGCAGAGTCAATGCTTTCTGATGATCCGACTCCTTGACCATAAACATACCTTCTTTTTGCTACAACATTTGGTACTTGATAAGAGTATATGGCTACACAATCAATTTCTATTGGATTTACATCATTATAAGCATAAAAACCAAGCCAATCTTCTCCTGTTATTGATGGCAAAGATATACTTGATGTAACAAAATCTAATGATATTACTTGCTCTCCATTAATTAAGACTGTAGCGTTGTCAGTAATTAATCTAATGTGGATTAGCATTGGTCTAAACCATTCCCCAACAAAATGAGAACTAAATTTTTCACCTATTAAAAGAGTTAAGAATCCACCTTCTACATAAAGTCCATCTTCACTTCCTATTGGTCCAAAAATTCTTTTAGGATCATTAGAATCTGAGTTTATTCTTGCCCAAAACTCTACAGTATAGTCACTATGCCTTCCATTTTCATGCAAGAAACCCTTGCCAGGAAAAATAAAAGATGGATCTTCATCAATATTTGGATATAATTTTGTAACATTTGATGCACCAAAAACTAAAGGAATTCCAGTGTTTTTTGCTACTAAAGAATTATCATTAACAAGATAGTATGCTGTATCAGAAGATATTCCATACGCTGGTGCTGCAATAACCTTACTAGTAGTTGTTAGTTCAATTTCTTCTGGAAGGATTTCTGAAGATACTCCTAGAGAAACGACATTGAACTCTTCAGACCATTGACCCAAAGAGATTCCATTAAAATAAAACTCATAGTCATTTATGTTATCTCCACCAGCACCTGTAATAACCTTTATAACTATTTTAAAGTTTGTATTTTCATTTGGAATCTCAAATGTTTCAGATATAAAAGCCCATTGATTTGATATTGAGGTGTTAAATGTTTTTAGGTTTTGTATAACTTGTGAAGTTGTAGTATCTGTATATTCATACCCTATAGATACTGACTCTAGATAAACGCTTCCAGAATAAAAATGTGTTCCAATACAGAATGTACCAAGTTGTAAATCTAAATCTTGAAAGTTCATGATTTCTGGGCTTTTTAATATAGCCTCGTTTGTAGATCCAACTGGGATATTAGAACTAACTTTTGTAGTATAACTATCTGGAAATGGCTCACCAGTTAGTCCAGTCCCTGCAGAAAGAGTACATCCTGTTTTATCCCAAAGTGTAAGAATATTTCTTTGAGCCTCTGAGATAAGGCTAACATAATCAAGTTTATCATCTAGTGCCCAAAGAGCCATTGGGTGTTCACTAAAAACCTTTTCTGCGTACAAATTTGATGGGCTAGACATTATTCTCCTATCCCCTTATTATAGCAGGATACGGCTTAATATAATTTAATCTCACATGCATCAGTTGAGCAATATGCTTCGCCTTCTGCTTCAAGATTTTCTACTCCATCATAAATTGCAGACCAATCAATCTTTCCAATTGTCCCAACATAGGCATTATATTCTTCTCTTGAAATTTCAGTATATGGCTGCTGAGGATATGTTTTATTTCCCATTGGCAGGAATGAAACTGCCTTTAATTGTCCTTCATACATATTAAGAGCAGGAGCAACAAATTGTTTTTCTGTTTCTTTATCAAATGACAAAGTTACGGAAACACCGTTATCAGACCAGTACTTTTGAGCAGTTGCTGCAAGACCAATCTTTTCAAATAGGCTAACCTGCTTCTCAGCACGCTTATGTCCTGATGCAACTGGGAAATATACAACTGATGTATTTGCAGATACTAGATCTGCTTCAATCTTATACCCTGCTGCTTTAAATAAATGAAGCATTGGATCTGTATTTCCAAAACGAATAGCACGAAGATAGAACTCTCCACCAGGTCCCCAGTGAACTCCAGGTGTTGCACCAGATAATAATGATACAGATCCTGATGGTTTTACTGTTGTTACACGAACCGATTCACGAACACAAAGCCATTCTGAATATTTATGATCATAGTGACGAATCTTGTTATACCCTTCATCCATCCACTCACGAGTTGTTGGCAAACCATTCTCATCAGCAAACGCTGCAATTCCAGTAAGTGATGTTCCAATACGACGATTGCGTTGCATAATACCGTTTGTCTGTTGCCAATGCGTTGGCATAAGGGTTACGGTCTTTCCATAAAGGTATGCAAACTTCAATGTCTTGAGGAAGTCCTCCTTAGACTCATGACGATTTAGGTGCACTTCTACAAGTGTACATAGTTCGTATGATTCCAATGGTTGCTCCGCACAAGGGTTGAATCCCATGATTCTAGAATCTTTATAATCTGGTGCATCTTTTAATCTACCGTAATCTCTAGCAACATCTAGCCAAATAAACCCTGGCTCTCCATTATCTGCAATTAAATCTACATAGTCTTCATACTTTGTTCCAACAGTTGCTGAAATAGAATTGTTTGACATCCAAGCCCATCCTGGTTTTTCTGGATCGTATGAATTTCTTTCTGGAAATACTTCTGGATTCTTAAGATTAATAAAACCTTCATCTTCTGGCGTTCCAAGTGCAAGAGTCGCAGAACGACGAACATTTCCTGATACCACACAGGTGCCAATAAGATTAACAATATCAACAATAGCACGGCTATCTAAGACTTCTCCAGCCCTAGAGCCAATTACATTACGAATTCGTGTATGGAGATCAATAAGTGGTGCTGGACCGCTTGCAACGCCTCCAAAGCCCTTAATAGGGGCTCCTAGGGGACGGATAAGGTCATAGTTAAACTCTTGAATAGGTTGATTCTGTCGTAAAAAAGAGTTAATCAAAAGACGAACTGACTCAACCCAGCCTTCACGAGTGTCTGGAATCTCATAAATAGATGCTGGTTCAGTAGGTGCATAGATAGACATCTGTTTGTCTTGTCCAAGGGTATCAAATCCAACTCCAATACCCAACATTAATGCATCCATTACCCAAGCAAATAAAGCACCTGGGTCATTACGATCAATGTCTCTTGTTGAAACCATTGCACAATTTTGTAGTGATGCTGAGTTACGTTTTTCCATAGTCATAGGAGTTCCAAATGCCCAAAGACCACGACCTGGTGGAGTCCACTTTAGTTCAAACATTCTTTGAAATGCTTCTTGTGCAGATTTCTGTGCTTTGTTATCATTCCATGGTAAACGATTATCTTTGGCATGATTTTTTTGTACTGAATACATACCCTCAATAACACGACGACAAACTTCATGCCAACGTTCTTTTGTTCCGTCTTCTTTAACACGAGAATATGTACGAATAAATGTAATCTCTCCTAATGAGTTAGACCCAGCATCTGAGAATCCAAATGGTGCTGGAGTATTATTATATTTATTTACAAATTCTTCTGATAGACGAAACGAAAAAACTTCTGACATTTATTTACCTTTCTAAGCAAATTTAGATGAGTACTTTGAGTTTTCCAAAGTGGTCTTAAGTATATCATAAATTTACAAAGAAAAAAACTCCGTTTTATGCGGAGTTTTAATTCTTTAACTATAAAGTTAAGGTTTAGTACTTTTGTTTTTAGATAGCATCCATAAACAATAATGTTAGTTCGTCAATTAAACTTCCTGGACCATTAGTTGCAGATAGATTAATATCACCTGATGCTATAACTGTTCCAGTTAATGTTGGTGCTGTTAATGTAAGGCCAGCAATCGTTGTTACCGTTGCACCAGATGCAATAGATGTTGAACCAAGTGTTGGTGCTGAGTAACCTTCTACAGTACCCCAAGAAGTTGAAGTGCCATCTGTTGTAAGATACTTGCCTGAGTTGCCAGATTGTGCTGCAACTAGGTCAGTTCCATTGTACTTTAATGTCTTACCAGAAGCAAGATTAATGTGTTCTGATGAAGTCCAAGCATCTGTAGAGTCTACCCAGTTAAATGTCTTATCTGTTGCACCTTTTAATGTGATACCGCCACCATCAGCAGTTGTATCTGTTGGTGTCTCAACGTCACCAAGAACAACATTCTTATCATCTACTGAAAGAGTAGTTGAATTAATTGTTGTAGTTGTTCCGTTTACAGTTAAGTTACCTGAAAGAGTTAAGTCTGTTCCTGATACCGCTCCAGTAAAGGTAGCACCTGAAAGTGCTGCAACATTTCCTGCTAGAGCAACTGTTCCAGTTGCGTCAGGGAAAGTAATAGTACGATTTTCTGTTGGGTCTGTAACAGTTAGTGTTGTTTCAAATCCGTTATCTGTTGCACCTTCTACAATTATAGATGCTCCAGGAACTAGAAGATTCTTTGATCCGTTAAGTCCTGCAACACCATCAATTGCTCCAATATCTTCTGATAAAATATAAGAACCAAGAGATGCTGCAACGTCGCCTGCAAGGGCAACTGTTCCATCTGAATCTGGGAAAGTAATTGTACGATCAGCAGTTGGGTTTATAACTGTTAGTGTTGTTTCAAACTCATTTGCTGAAGAACCTTCAATAATAATTGAAGAGTCTGAAAGTGTAAGACCTGAAACTGTTGGGCTAGTTAAAGTTTTATTTGTAAGTGTTTCTGTACCTGCAATTGTAGCAAGGTCTGCATCACTAACTGCTGTATTAAACTCTGCAATGGTTCCTGTAACTGTATTTGTAGTTAGTGAAATTGACTTGTTTGTAAGAGTATCTGTTGTTGCTTTTCCAACCAATGTATCTGTTGCATCAGGAAATGTTAATGTACGATCAGCCGTTGGGTTTCCTGCTGAAAGTGTAAGTTCATTATCATCTGCTGAAGAGCCTTCCATTGTGATAGTTGAAGTAAATACTCCAATATTTGTAATGTCTGAAAGGTTTCCAGTCGTAATTACTGTTCCTGTTACGTTAGGAAGTGTAATTGTTCTATCAGCGGTTGGGTCTGTTACTTGTAAAGTCGTTTCGTAATCATTTGAAGTTGCACCCTCAAATGTAATACTTGATCCAAATGCTGGATTTATTGTTGAGTTGCTGTCAGCAAAATAATCTAGGTCTGCCCAGTAGGAGACTCCATCACCGATTTTAAATTTATTTGTGTCTGACTCCCAGCCAATTTCTCCAGCATTTAGAATTGGTCCATCGCCATCATTAGAAGATATCCACTGTGAAGCGGTTCCTCTACGCTGTTGCATTCTTGTTGCCATTATTTACGCCTCCGTAGGTCTATGTTCATATTATAACAGATTATTAGTTAAACACTTCTGTTGCAATTCCGCCATCGTATGTGACAGACCAACTGTTTGTGTTATAGAAACCAGCATCCTCTACTGTTCCAGACTCATTGTAAAACCCTGCATCTTTAAATGTTGAAACAATCAAGCCAGTTCCACCGATTGATGTATCATGGATGTGTTGAGGAATATCTAGTGTATCGTCAAGTGTAGCAAGGGTATACCATTGAGAACCATAGTAAAATGCAACTCTGCTTGTTACTGTATCTAAATACAGTTGACCATTTGTTGCTTCTGCTGGTGCTGATGAAGCGGTTTGTATAAGAAGATCTAAATTATCTACATATGTTTTTGTTGCTGCGTGAGAGGCTTCAGTAGGAGTGCCAACTGTGACAGCCTGACCAAAAGTACCGCCTTCGGCTACTGATAGCCCATGCTTTACCTTAAAGTCTCTATTAGTTGTTGTCACAGTTGACTCCCGTCTCTAATTATGCTTCGATATAAGTTCTATGGATCTTAACAGCAGTATCTGCTGCTGCAGCAGTTACCTGTAGAAGAACATTTCCTGCTGAATAAACAGCATTTGTTGTTCCAAGTTCTGTGTTGCTTTGCACGTTGGCATACTCTGTTAGGTAAACATTTTCTCCAGTAACTGCAACAAGAACTTCAATTACTTCAATATCAGCGCCCTTTTTCATTTGAACAATGTACTTAGCAGCAGAATATGTTGTTGCTGACCATGTATCAATTGTAGTTGCTGATGTTCCAGCAGTTGCAGTTGCAGATCCTACAGATGTGTTATCAAGTGTAATTGCTGTTGCAGTTAGTGCACCTGAAAGAGACAAAGTTGTTCCTGTTGCTGCTCCAATTACTGGAGTAACAAGTGTTGGTGTATTAGCAAATACTAGAGCACCAGTTCCTGTCTCATCTGAGATAACTCCTGCAAGTTCTGAAGAAGATGTAGCAGCAAGGTCTGAAATCTTGCTTGCTGTAGTAATACCATTTGTTACTGTTGCAGCATTTCCTGTGTACTGTGTTGCTGATAGAACTTCAGTTCCAGCAATCTTTAATACCTTGCCAGAAGCAAGATTCATGTGCTCAGAAGATGTCCATGAATCAGTTGCATCAATCCATGAGAAAGTCTTATCTGTAGTTCCCTTAAGAGTAAGACCACCACCATCTGCACCTGCATCTGTTGGAGTTGCTACTGAACCAAGTGTAAGGTTCTTGTCATCAACTGTGATTTCTGTTGAGTTAATTGTAGTTGTTGTACCGTTAACTG